TAAAGGCTCTTCAATATGTTCAGGAATTGCTAAATTAAAAACTCCAAATTCAAAAGTATTACTCTTTTGAGTCTGAAGATTCTTTACCTGACTTTTTCTTTTTGGCTGCTTTCTTTGGCTCATCTTTTGTTTTTGTAGTTGATAATTTTTCTACTAATGTAGTCATCCCTAAATCTTCATAAGCATACGCTAACTCCTCTTGAGTTGCTGTAGCCCATTTAATTTTAAAACCATTCTTGTAACAAGTACCTGATGATGATTTTGCTTTATATTCTGCCATAATTGTATATATTTTTAAGTGTGATAAATCTACAACTTTTTTTGTATTACAATCACACATATTATAAGAAAGATATTAATAGGGAAATGTTGTTAAACTTTTTACGAACAAAGTCCAACCTATTTCTATATCTTTAATTATTATGCTGCTGTTGTTGCAGTTAATGCTGAAGTATTAACAGTAACAGTACCAGCATACTCTCTTGGTAATTCAAATTGTCTTGCCATTAAGTTAATAGTAATACCATTCTCATCTGCATAAGCAGCACCTGTACCACCTTCAAATCCTGTTAAACTCAAGAAAGTTTGGCTTTTTGCTTGAACATCCTCATTAGCATACTTTGCACTAGCACCTAAAACCCACCAATTCCCATTTGTATCTAAAACCATCCCCATCATACAAGCACTTTCAAAGTTTTTTAATTCTTCAAATTTTGTTGCATCAATATTAGGAAGCATAAAAGATAATCCACACTCAAAAGAAGTTGAACCATTCTCTTTTGTTGCAGTAATAGTCATTGCAGGTACTTCATTTTTAAATTCATAAACAAACCAGTTAGCATCACCACCTGATTGAATATTTGTAATAGTGTGTGCTGTTGCTGCTCCATAAGTAACTACATCTGCAGTTTCCCATTCTCTTAGTATAATTTGAGAAATACCACCTGTTGCTTGTAAGTCAGCACATACTACACCTAATCCTGTATCTATTGCCATTTTTTTATTATTTTATAAGTTATTAAAAGTAATTAAGAGAGGAGGATTAACCTCCCCTCTATTATTACATTATTGTTTAGTAAAAGATTCCCCACTGAACAAGTGAAGGGTACAAGAATTGTACTCCTAACTTGTAGTATCCTCTGAAGAACATTTTTTCTTCTAAATCATCATAAAATACTTTGAATGAACCTTCTGGGTCTGTTACATCAGAACCAATGATTAAGTTATCAACTGCACAGTAACAAGCACCTTCTGTACCATTAACACCTCCTCTTAGGAACATTGCAGGGTCTAAGTCTGCTAAAATAGTATCCCACTCATACATAGGAACAATCTCAACACCTCTGAATTTAACAACTAATAAACCATCTTGTTGGTTAGTGATTGCTAAATCTGCAGAAGTACCTTCTAAGTTTGATAGGTAAGCATTGTAAGTCTTAGGAGTTACAAAGATTTTCTTATCTGAAGCAGGAACTTGTTGTAATGCTGCTGGAGCATCATCATACATTTTTCTTAAAATACCAAGCGATTCTCCTGCTGTAGGTGCTGTAGGTGCTACTGCACTAAACTCAGTTCTTGCAGCCAATACAGTTGCATCATCTCCCATTAATTTCATCCATCCTGTTACACCTTGATAGTTTGCAGTAGAGTCATCTCCACCCCATGCTAATCTTACTACATCAGAAGCAATACCTTTTACAGCACGATTTACAATCGCATCTGCTAACATAGTACCTTCAATGTTAAATACATCAACACCATTTCTGTACATTTCTTCAATGTAAGTGCCTTCAAACTCAGATTGACATTGCTCAAGAGCAACTCTCATTCTACCTGCAGTAATTGTTTTCTCATCAATATTAAATTGAGTAGAACCACTAGTTGCTGAACAACTTGTGTATTTTTGTGATATTTTTTTAAGAGCAGCAGAAGTAAACACATTCATTTTGTGCTTTACATTAGGAATAACTCTATAGTTTTTCATAATGTCCTCACTTCTAAATACTGGCTCATAAAATATTTCGTTAAGGTTCGCACCTGAATAAGTTGCGAAAGTTCCTTTATTTGCTACATTTGCCATTTTTATTTATTTTTTAGTTATTAAATTTATTTCTAATTCTTTCTGCCATTGCATTGTAAAAACCTGCATTAGCATCTTCTTTTTTGTTCTCAACTACTGCAGGGTCTGATTCAGTTACAATTTCCGTACCTTTAGCACTTGCTTTGTTGATTTTAGCGTTTAACGCTTCAACTTCTACTGTTAAAGTTTCGTTAGTTCCTTTTGAAGCAACTAATTCTTCCTCTAACAAAGAAATTTTGTTTGATAATTCAATGTTACCAGTTTCAAACTCAGAAATCTTATTCATTATTTCATCATTATCTCCTAAATTAACAGTTATCGCAGTTTGTTCAGCAACATCTTCAGAAACCTTTACATCACCTTTTACAGCAGTAACAATCTCCTCAACTTTGTTGTTAAACCATTCTTTTAACTCGTTAGTCATTTTTTTGTTATTTATATTAATACTTAATTTATTCTGTATTTCTTCTTGTGTGATGTTCTTAAATTTAGAAACATCATACTTTGCAGCCACTTTAATAGAATCAGAGATAGTGTCAATAAAACCTAATTCGTATGCTTCATTAGCATTTAGCCAAGTTTCTTCATCCATCATTTGAGCAAGAGCATCATAAGATAATCCTGTCTTTTTTCTATAAATGTCTGTAAGTTCGTTTGAGATTTTATCAAGAGTATCTGCAGACTTTCTCATATCTTTAGCCTCACCCATTGTACCACCCCAAGCGTTATGTATCATAAATAAAGAGTTTTCTGCCATTACAACCTCATCAGCACCAAGAGCAATAATAGTAGCAATACTTGCTGCTATACCCTCAATATAAACTGTAGTCTTAGCCTCTCTCCTTTTGATTACATTATACATTGCCATACCATCAAATACATCTCCACCTAAACTGTTAATGCGTAAATTGATAGGCATATCTTTTAATCCTTTAATGTCAGTAATGAACTCTTGTGCAGTTACACCATAAGTTCCTATTTCATCAAAGATATAAATGTCAGCAGTTTCACCTGCCTTGTTTTGAATGTTATACCATTTTTCGTTCATAGGTGCAAAAATATAGTTTAAAGAAATTAGTTTTACCTAATTTTCTTACAAAACTTTTAGTATGTGATATTATTAGATGGGATTGCTTTCTTTCTTTCCTTGTAAACTATGTTCTGTGCTTGACTTTCACTTATCTTATATTTAATAGATAAGTCCATCCAAGTATAAGTTCTACTACCTTCATTACCTACTAACATTCTATCAAAGTCAGCAATAATCATATAGTTCCTTACTCTCTTAGGGTCTATTATACCTTTCTCAACAAGATGTCGTATCATATCCTTGCAAGTTGGTGATTGACCAAATCGCTTTTCTAATTCAACTCCACAAATATCAATGAAGTCTTTAACTACATCTACCTTATTTTGTCTTTCTTTTTTTTGAGGCATTTTTCTTTTTAGGTGTTTGTTCAGTTTCAATCCACTCATCTACAATAGTTTCCCAAAACTTACAAACTGCTGCCCTACAAGAAGTACATTTAATGTCTTGCTTATGTTGAGGTAGTAATAAATGCCATTCTGAAAACATTAAGTTTAATGATTCAGAGTGATATGTAGTGAAATTTTTTGTGTACTTTTTGTTAGTGATAACAGCATCTGTCATCATCTTTCTTTTTTGCTTACTGTAATTTTCAGCGATTTCTTTAAAATTCATTTGTAAAGTTTTACCATTTATTTTTAGGACATTTACCAAAAAACTCTTTTGTTAATGATGTCTTTGCATCTAGGAAACACTTACATTCAGCACACCTTGCACCTCTTGTTATCTTTGGTTTCTTTAGTAACATAAAGTTTCGGTAAAAACTACAACTTTTACATATATCTAATCTCTCTAATTTGGTTTTTTTATCAACAAACATTTGTTTATTTCTTTGATTATTAAATTGTTGCCTCAGATTGTATTACACTTACTGAGTTTTGACTATCAGTAATATCTGCTTCTACTACTACTACTTTACCAGAACTTCCCATAGCACCCATCATTTGATTCTGACCTATTGCATTAAATTGTTGTTGGCTAAATGAAGGTTGGTTAAGTAATCCACCATCTGCAAACTTAACACCACCTCCTGCAGAGTTCATTGCTGATAATTGTCTGCTAAACATTGCTGTACTTCTTTTATTTATAACAGCCTCACCACCTTCTAATTCAACTACTCTACCACCTACTGCAAACTTTTCCCCTCCTTGTGCGTGTGATTTACCATGTACTAATCCTCCATTTGCAAACTCCTCAATCATTCCACCTTTTGCCATCTTACCTCCAGATAATGCAGATAAATTTGATTTAATACTCATAATAAGTGCTAAAGTAGATGCTATTGCTATAATATTTTGTGGAAATCCTAATGCAAGGTCTTTAGATAAAGATTTAGCCTGTAATGATAATGCCTCCATATTATTTGCTAAAGCAGCAGCAGCAGATATTTTAATACCAGCCTCTCTTACTTTTTGATATTTTTTATCCTGACCTGCTAGGTTTATAAGTTGGTTTCCTAATTGAGCAACACCATCTATTTCTTCTTGTCTTGCTGTTTTTTCATCAGCCATACCTTTAATCTTCAAATCATTTAACTTTTTCTGAAGTTGCATCCTTTGTTCGGTAGTTAATTCATCATGCAATAAAACTTGATTAAGTAAAGATATTTGATGTTGAGCATACGCATCATCAAACTCAGATTGTGTTTTCCTTCCTGATATTACATCCTCTTGTAATGTTAAATACTGTTCAAGATTTGCAGTTGCTATTACATCAAGTTTAGAATTTTCTTTCTTTGCTTCAGTATTCTCTACTGTTACTGTAGTTGATTTTCTTGTATTATCTGTAGAAATATCTAATGATTTTACTAAAGCATCAACATCTACCCCTAATTCAAGAGCAGCAGTAGCAGCAGTTTCATATTCTTCTGCTAATTTATTTGCTTCTTCTTTATTTCTTCTTAAATCTTCAGTATTTTCTTTAACAGCCATGTTGGCATTAGACATCTCAACATCTACACCACTTAGAGATGTTGTTAATCTTTCATTAGTATTAATACGAGCCTCTGTTTGCTCTCTTAATGATTCAGATTGTTCTTTTGCTAATGTAGCAGCCTCAATCTCATTATCAATTTGTCTTTTTCTTATTTCTGTTAATTTTTCTTCAGCAGCAAGAATGGTAACTCTTTGAAGCATTGCAGCATTTGCCTCTACTTGTGCTTTCTTCAAATCCTCTAAGTTGGTTTTTTCGGTAACTATATTAGGAAGATACTCTCCATATTTTAAATTTAACTCCGTAATAAGTTTATTTCTTGTGTCTTGTGATATGTTAGTGCTTTGAAGTGCATTAAATAAATCATTCATTGCAATTCTATCTTCATTAAGTTTATCAGATACAGGTATCTCTATGAAGTCAGTTAGAGTACTTATAAATGATGTAAAACCATCTACAACATTTTTAATAGAATCTGAAAAAATTGACATAAATCCAATCTGGAATCCTTGACCTGCAGATTCTGCTCTTTTAAATGCACCCTCTAAAGTATCTCCTACAATTCTTGCCATTTCTTCAGCAGCACCATTAGCATCTTTAAGAGCATCTCTTAATGCAACAGTTCTCTCTCTACTTGTAATCATTTGCTCAAATGCAGCAGCCTGTCTTAAATCAACTACTTCCATAATTTCAGCAAGACTACCTCCTTCTTTACTAAATTTAGAAAGAGCAGGAACTAACTCATCTAAAGAGTGAATTGTTTTACCAAACGACTTTACTAAATCAGAATTTGGGTCTTGCATTTTAAGAAGTATATTTCTTAAAGATGTACCTGCAATAGAAGCCTCAATACCTGAATCTGCTAGTTGCGACATAATAGCAGTAGTATCTTCAATAGAAAAACCTGCTGACTTTGCAATAGGTGCAACCTTAGTCATAGATGTTTGGAATTTTTCAATGTCTAATGCAGAACTTGTAAATGCTACAGCCATAACATCTACCACTCTTTGTGTTTCACTAGCATCTAAACCAAATCCTCTAACTGCAGAACCTGCTACAACTGCTGCTCTAGCCAAATCACTATCTGTTGCTGTTGCTAACATTAATGTAGCCTCTTGAGCATTTAATATCTCTTTAGTTGTAAAACCTAACTTACCATAATTAGTCTGTAACTCTGCAACCTGTTGTGCAGTAAAGAATGTTGAACGACCTAAATCTTGAGCAGATTTAGATAACTGTAAAAATTCGGTTCTATTAGCACCTGTAATTGCTTTTACTTTAGCCATCTGAAACTCAAAATCCCTAAATGATTTCATTGCATTACCTATAGCATTTGAAACCTGTTTAAATGCAGCAACAGCACCTAATACCCCTGCAGCCATCTTGCCAAAACTTCTAGTTGATTTATCTGCTGTTTTACCTACCTTTTGTAAATCCTTCTCACCTTGTACTACTACCTGAACTACAATTTTCTCTGTATTTGCCATATTAACTAACTTTTGCTTTTGTATTATTTTTAATTTTTTCTCTAATCATACTTGCTACATCTGCACCAATAGATGGTGCTAATTTCTTTGCTACTTCTTTACTAAACTTATTTGCTACATATCCTGCAAAGTTTGTTCTTCTAACTCTGTTTCCTGCTTCATAAGTTATATAACGTTGCCTCATATTGTTATTTGGATATGTCTTATTACCATAATTTGCTTTTTGACCCTCCTTTTTACCCATTGACAATCTTCCTAAAATAGCATTAGCAGAACCTAAACCTCCTGTTATATTTCTTTGTTTCATCCATCTTAGTATGGTTTTAAGATTAGGAACTTTAGCAAAAAAAGGATTATTAACAGCCTTCCAATAACTAACAGATGAATGTATGCTTAAAACATTACCTTTAATATGATACCTCAACCCTCTACTTAATTTACCTGTAGCATTATGCTTTTGGTCTATAAGTTCTTGCCTAAGACCTTTCCTAAGCATAAAACCAACCTCAATCAAAGTTCTATTTGTCTTTTTGAATTTAATCATTAGAAAGTATATTACCTGAGTTTCTTCTTAATACTTTATGGTCATTACCAAACTTATCAGTAGCATAAACAGGTACTAAGTATTCTTGCTTTTCTTTTATTGACATGCTTGTTATTGCTACACTAACTGAATGTGAATCATCTGTAGTAAAATATATCTGAATAATATCATTAGCAGTTTC